TGCCCGTAGCTAGGGCGGATACAGCGGCTGAAACCTTCACGAGCAAGGCAGCCACTACTTTCGCAGTTTCAACAGCCACAGGAACAGTTCAGGATCGCCAACTCAAGATGCAGTTCGGGCCGCTGGACATCTCAGACTATTACGAAGGCGACGGCGTCGTCATGGCCCTGGAGCTTGACAGTGACGGTACGCCTGCACAGGACTTAGTTATTTGGACCCTGGCGGTCTCCGGGGTCCGCTTCACCACAGGCGGGAGGCTGTGACCCCTGCCCGCGAGTGTGGCCCCTGCTCCGAGTGCTGCCGGGCGCTTGCCCTCGCCTTCTACACCCTCCCATATGTCTTCGGCGTCGTAGCCGGACACCTGTTCTGGAACGCACCGAACCGGGACCGAATGAACCTGAAGCTCACAGCATGGTCGGTCGCCGGACCGCTGGCTGTGGACGCGAGCAACATCTCTTTCACTGGCGGGCCAATCGTCTTCCTTTTTCTTGGGATCTTTATGGGAGCAAGGTACTGGCCCCAGGTAGACCAGCAACTCGGAACCGATGAGTCATCAACTGACACAACTACTAGCTGAGCGAATCTCAGCCGGTCTGAAGCGTAAGACTATTACCTCTTGCTCTAAGTGGGCCACTGAGTATCGGGTCATGGGCCAGCCATTCCCAGGGAACTGGAGCTTTAAGCGCCACCCCTGGGCACGTGGCATGCACGATTGCACCGCTGAGAAGATGGTCGGCCAGAAGGGCGCTCAGCTGTGTTTCACCGAGGTTGCTCTGAACAAGAGTTACTTCAAGATCGACGTACATGGCGACAGTGTCCTCTATGTGATGCCGACATCGAACGACGCTAGCGACTTCAGCACGGCACGCTTTGATCCTGCGCTGGAATTGTCCCCACATTTGAGCAAATTGTTCAGTGACGTCAAGAATATCGGTCACAAACGTGCCGGTTCGGCCAACATGTTCCTCCGTGGGTCGCGTTCGAGAAGCCAGCTTAAGTCTATCCCTGTTTCGTTCGTTGCTATCGACGAGCTTGACGAGATGGTTCAGGAGAATATTGCACTCATCTTCGAACGTATGAGTGGGCAGCTCACTAAGCAAGCTTTCCTACTCAGTACTCCGACGATTGAAGACTTCGGAATCAACAAGGAGTTCAAGGCATCCAGCCAAGATCACTTCTTCTTCAATTGCCCACGTTGCTCGAAGATGACACAGCTCATCTTCCCCGAGTGTTTGATTATTACCGCTGACGATTACACTGATGAGTCCATCCGTGATAGCTATTTGCAATGTAAAGAGTGTAAGGGGAAGCTGGTCCATGAGGATAAGCACGAGTACTTAGGTAAGGGCCAGTGGGTTTCTGAGTTTACGAATCGCATTGTCCGTGGCTTCCATGTGAATCAGCTCTACTCCGCAACGGTGAAGCCCTACGAGATTGCGATCTCCTACCTTCGCGGTCACGAGAACACAGGTGACGAGCAGGAGTTTTGGAACTCCAAGATGGGCCTACCCCATGAGCCGGAGGGTGCCCGAATCTCTGATTCAGACCTAACGTCCTGCACCAGTAGCTTCAAGATGCTCGACTGCGCGGTCGGGAACTGTATCGTTACCATGGGTGTTGACGTTGGCTCTAGCATCGACTACGAGATCACAGAGTTTCGTCTGGAGCGCTCAGGTGGTGATGTTAGTGACGCGGCTATGGGTAAGCTTCTTACCACTGGCAGTGTTAAGCATTTTGAGGATCTTGACAAGTTAATGCGACGGTACAAGGTCCATTATTGTGTTATCGACGCTAACCCTGAGCGTCGTAAGTCTTTGGAATTCGCTCAAAGGTTCTGGGGACATGTTAAGTGTTGTTTCTACGCTCGTGGGATCTCTAGTAAATCTATTACCATTCACCCAGCGGATCAACATACTATTAGTGTTGACCGTACAAGTTGGCTCGATCTTTCCCTCGGTCGTATTCGTAATAACAGGATGGGCTTGCCGGTTGATACCCCTATGGCCTATAAGACGCAGCTAAAGAATCTTGTCCGTATTATTAAGTTTGATAGCGTCGGGAACCCGGTCGCATCCTATGTCAAAACTGGACCGGATCACTTTGCGCATGCCCGGAACTACTGTGAGATCGCTCTCCAGTTAGCAGTCAACTTCGCTCAATCCAGCGATATTAAGAGGGCTCCCTAGTGCCTGCTACTATCTCGTTACATAAGATTCGTCACCCTCAGCATACTCTGATGAGCATGGAGTGGGAGAAGTTTCGTCTTGCCTTCGAAGGTGGGCAATTCTTCAAGACCAAGTATCTTGAGAAGTTCAGCGCTCGCGAAGATGACACTGACTTTGCAACTCGCAAGCGCGTCTCCCACGTGCCAGCCCATGCAAAGGCTGCGATCCTAGATATTAGGAACGCGATCTTTAAGCGGATGGTAGACATTACCCGGAAGGACGGGCCTGAGTCCTATACTCAAGCAGTAACCGGCCTGTCCCATGGTGTCGACGGTAAAGGCAACAGCATGAACAGTTTCCTTGGGCAGGTCATTCTGCCTGAGTTGCTGGTCCTCGGCCGTGTCGGTGTCTATGTCGATAAGCCTCAGATGCTAGAGCAGCAAGTGAGTCTTGCGGATGCTCGGAAGCACAAGCCGTACTTGTACCACTACCAGGCTGAGGACATCTTCTCCTGGCACTACAATTCAATTAACAAACTTGACGTTGTTCTCCTCCGGGATCATGACTTCACGACTGACGAGGGCACGGGTCTCATCAACGGTGAGGTTGAGAACTTCCGCCTCCTTAAGCTTATTGAGATCGACGGGAAGCCTCAAGTACTACTGAAGCGTTTCGGTCTCAGCCAGAAGGGCGCAGGTGTCTCCTCACCCCAGCCGCCGATTAACGTGGTGACTGGAAGTCTCAACGTTATTGATGAGATCATCCTTGACCTGCCTGAGATCCCGTTCGTCCTACTCGAACTTGAAACGTCGCTCATGACAGATGTGGCTGACTACCAGATTAGCCTACTGAACCTTGCATCTTCGGACGTCAACTACGCCCTGAAGAGTAACTTCCCATTCTACACCGAGCAATACCATCCCGCCTCTGACCTCTCACACCTCCGACAGGCCGATACTACAGGGACCGCTGTTGATGGTGCATCGGCAAATGCCCGACAGGCCAAGACAGGTGTCGCCCAGGGTCGCCGCTACCCGATGGGTACAGAACGTCCTGCGTTCATCCACCCTTCCGCTGAGCCTCTGAAGGCTAGCATGGCTCTCCAAGCTGAACTACGCCAAGAGATCCGTCAGCTCGTGAACCTTAGCCTTACCAACCTGGGCTCGACACGGGCAAGCGCCGAGAGCAAGGATCGTGATAACCAAGGTCTTGAGGGTGGGCTAGCAAACATTGGCCTGGAACTAGAGTTCGGGGAGAGAAACATCGGGCGCATCTGGTGGCTCTATGAGAATGCTGCGGGTGGTGAGGTTACTGTCAAGTACCCTGACAACTACTCGATGCGTACTGATACTGATCGGCGGAAGGAAGCTGAAGAGCTTCAGAAGATCTCCCCGACCGTTCCTAGTCCAACATTCCAGAAGCAGACGACAAAAGATATCATTACGATCATGCAAGGCCACAAGGTTTCTCTTGCTGAGCTACAGACTATGCACGCAGAGATTGATAAGGCTGTTGTGATCATCACAGATCCTGAGATCATTCGGTCTGACCATGAAGCTGGTTTCGTTGGTGATGAGTTGGCATCTCGCCTCCGTGGTTACCCGAAGGGTGAATCGGAGCGAGCGGCCAAGGATCATGCCGAGCGTGCTGCTAGGATTGTTGTGGCTCAAACTGCACAGGCTCGCGGAGTCCCAGCACTCGGGAATAACCCAGCTGAAGGCAGCGACGAACGTGCTGCTGCAAATGATACTAATCTTGAGATGAGTGAAGCCGATAGGACCCGTGGAAATGCCTAGCTACGCAACGCAAATTGATGCGACCATCTACTTCGCCTCGCGGCTAGGCACTGAATGCTGGGATGACGCAATCTCGGAGGATAAGGACAAGGCACTTGGTCAGGCGACTCACATCATTGACCGTCTTAACTTCGTCGGCTGTAAGAATGACGTGGATCAAGTCAACCAGTTTCCACGTGATACGGATACTGTTGTTCCAGATGACGTTAAGAATGCATCAATCGAGATTGCTCTTGCACTTATCGACGGTGTGAATCCTGAGCTAGAGTTCGAGAATCTGTTCATGACTTCTCAGGGCTACGGTGGCGCACGGTCGTCCTATGACCGTAGCGTGAAGCCTTCGCACGTGTTGGCAGGTGTCCCAAGTTTCACGGCCTGGACGTTCCTTAAGCCATACCTCCGGGACCCACACAGTATGGAACTACGCCGGACATCGTGAAGATCAAGATCTACGATAGTCTAGGCTTTCTACTGCACATTACAGAGATGGAACATCCTCTGACCAAAGTATTGGTCTGGGGTTCAAAGGTTTTTATCAAAGCTGGTAAGCGTCAATACAGACAAGTGGCTCACCGTGTGCTCGCTGATACTTCTGACGAATCCTTGAGGGACCATGACTGAACCGGCTCCAAAGAGCTTTGCATCAAAAGATATTATCAGTTGGGTGCTTCAAGGTGGGTCTGCTCTGGCCCTAGCTGTCGGGGCCTCTTTCTTCAATAGTATGACTGGGAACATCAAGGAGTTATCTAGTGCCGTCCAGGAACTGAAAGTTCAGGTAGCTGTGATGTCGAAGAATGAAGAGCGTCTTACTCGTGCAGAACTAGGGCTCCTTTCCCTTGAGCGTCGACTCAATGCCCATTCTAACGCTGCTGGACATCCCGTCTTAGAACTCCGTGTCTCCGCTCTAGAGGAGGACGGCAAATGATTGAACTCGCAGTCTCAGACGAAACATGGTCGATGGTTGCCCTCGCGGGTTTTACTGGCATCGGATCTATGATCAAGATGTATATTGACTATCGGAAGATCCAGGCTGCTGAGGCACGGGAGCATGAGTTGAAGATGCTACACGCTAAGAGTGAAGCCGCTCTCCGAGCCAGTATCGTTGGTGTGGAACGTCACAAAAAGACTATGACCTCTGACAGTCAGTTGGAACTGGCTAAAGCGATTCGAGATGCTGCCATCGAGGAGAGTGCTGAGGACCATCTGTTAACACATTTGGACCAAATCACAAACACTCGCGGTACACAATTCTATAATCCAAAGAAGATTTGACCGCACGCATATCGTGCATAATTGACCTGCGAAAGCAGGGTGGAGTTTTTGATGTTTGGTCGGTATAACAAAATCTGGTTGCCAGTATTTGAAGGCGAGGGTGATCCACCTGCTGTGGAGACACCACCCGTTGTGGAGGCTCCGCCTCCGGCTGATCCTGGCAAGGTGACTTTCGACGCGAAGCAGCAGCAGGAGCTCAACAGGCTTCTCTCTGTTGAGAAGAAGAAAGCCCAAGTGGTTGCTCAGAAGGCAATCGAAGAAGCCTCAGCGATGAGGGCGAAGGTTCAGCTTACGGCGAAGGAGAACCAGGAGTATGATGCTCGCATCGAGCAGCTACGTACTGAACTCCTAACCAAAGAGGAGCAGGGCAAATTGGCTGCGGATAAGACCCGTAAGCTGAACAAAGCCGAGAAGGATGCTCTCACTGAGGAGCGAGACTATTGGCGTAAAGAGTTTACTGATTCAACTATTCAGCGTTCCTTAACGGACGCAGCGGCTTCCAACAATGCGTTCTCTCCCAGGCAAATTGTTGCTATTCTAGGCCCCAATACTCAGCTTGCTGAGGTGCTCGATAGTGAAGGCAAACCAACTGGTCGTCTCGAGCCGAAGGTACGTTACCAGGCTAACGACAAAGAAGGTAAGTCTGTGACTCTTGATCTCACCCCTGCGGATGCGATCAAGAGGATGAAGGATGAAGACGAATACCTGAACCTCTTCCGAGGCGAAGGTGCTGGAGGTGCAGGACTGCGTTCACAACCTGGTGGCCGTAAGCCTGACCTCACCGAGTTAGCTAAAGACCCACTCGCTTACCGCAAGGCGCGTAAGTCGGGTCAAGTACACTTTCAATAGGAGAGAACATGATTTTTGTTGGTAAAGTTTGGACCGCAGTTTTTGCGAATGACCTCGATGCGTTCGTCCCGGAGATTTGGGCCCAGGAGGGTCTCATGCTCCTGGAGAACAACATGGTGGTGGGCAACCTCGTCCACCGCAACTTCGAGAACCAGATCGCCCAGTTCGGTGACATCGTCAACACCCGCCTGCCCGCCAGCTTTGTTGGTAAGCGTAAGACGGATGCTGATAGCGTCACGGTCCAGGACGCGATCTCCCTCAACGTTGCAGTGCCGCTGAACCAGCACCTGCACACTTCCTTCCTCGTGAAGGACGGCGAAGAGTCGAAGGGCTTCCAGAGCTTGCGGGATAACCTGCTCGCGCCGGCTATGCTCTCGCTCGGTCAGATGGTTGACGAGGTTGTGCTGGCCGAGGTGTACCAGTTCCTCCCGAACGCGGTTGGTGGCCTCGGTGTCACTCCGACGAAGGAGACTGTCATCGCGGTTCGTAACAAGATGAACCAGAACAAGGTCCCGATGGAGGGTCGCCACTTGGTGATTACTTCGCAGACTGAGGCTGATCTCTTGGCGATTGATTCCTGGATCACCGCCGACAAGGTTGGTGACGAAGGTTCGGCACTGCGTCAGGGTTCGCTGGGAATGAAGTACGGTATCCTCCACTGGATGAGCCAGAACACTCCGAGCATCCCCGGTGGTGCGGCTGACAACACGACCCTCACGGATCTGGCTGTCGACTTCGCCGCTGGTTACCCGAAGGGTACGACCTCTTTGGTCATCGATGGCCGCGTCGCGGGCACGGCGATTCAGAGTGGTTCGTGGATCACCATCGCTGGCGACGACACTCCACAGCGTGTTGTCTCCACGACTGGTGGTACGACTCCGGTTGCAATGGTCATCGCACCTGGCCTCCTGGCTGCGGTCGTTGACGATGCCGCCATCGTCGAGTACGTTCCTGGTCAGATTGACCTTGTCGCTGGCTACGCCCTCGGGTACGCCAAGGACATGGTGATTGATGGATTCGCTATTGCTCCGAACACGGGTCAGCTCATCAGCATCGCTCCGGCGGTCTCGACGGGTACTGAGCCGACGTACGGTGCTCTTTCGACTCCGACGACCATCGCGCTGTTGCTGAACCGGCCTCTTGAGGTTGCGGCTGCTGACGATCACTTCGTTGCACCGGGCCCGGCTGGTAACTACAACTTCGCGTTCCACCGTCAGGCTTTGGCTCTGGTTACTCGTCCTCTGGCGGCTCCGGCTGCTGGTACGGGTGCGCTCAGCTTCGTTGCTTCGTTCAACGGACTGTCCATGCGCGTGACCATGACCTACGACGGGACCCTGCAGGGTCACCTGGTCACTTGTGACCTGCTCTGTGGTGTCAAGGTCCTCGACGTCGATCTCGGCGCAGTGATGCTCGGATAACGGTGAAGGTGAGGTCGGCCCCTTCGGGGGCCGGCCAAGCTTCAAGGAGAACCAATGGCGTTTCAGAATACACTAAGACAAATTTCGGTTATTCTTTACCGACTGAAGCGCCAGTATGGTCAGGCGATTGTATTCTATGAGTTTGTGAGTCAAACAAACGACGTCGAAACGGGAGATATCTCACGAGTCTATACAACCCACGCTATTAAACGCGCAATCGTTTTACCTGACAGAGCTGACCGTAGCTTTGTATATGATCTAACCTTCATCGCGGCCAATAACAACTTCGTTGCCGGTGCGTTCTTTGATCGCAAGAAACGAAACATTGTTGTTGACGCGAAAGATTTTCCTAAAACTCTTGAACCAAATATGAATGACCACATTGAGTTTGACTCCAAGCGTTACGAGATTCTGTCTTTTGACCGACTAGAACAACGGAAAGGTTTCCTGTTTCAACTACAGGAGATCGACTCCAGTACCCCGGTTGGTCCATAATATGAAGAACAAAAACTGGCCCAGGTGGATCTTTGCATCAGTGAGCAAACACTTCTTTGATGCAGCAGCGGCGGAATCCATTCCGCTCTTTATTGAAGGCCAGCATCGCAATACTCGACTCTTGAAGGACTTCTTTGAGATGAGAACCGATGGTCCTACCTTACGTGAGGTTAGTAAGGGATGTTACATCTTGGGTTTGGAAATCAATATCCTTGTACAGTCTGCAATGAATGACACGAACTATCACACAATCCACCAGAACGTTGGTGTAGCAGCGGCAGCCTTTGAGAAAGGCATCCCGGTATATAAGAAGGGATCGGGGCCGGACGACGACCAGTCTTTTGTTGGTTGCCTACAACTTCTACAAAGCCGTGAATCACGGGACTATGTAGAGATCAACCACTTTGGACAAATTGATACCAAAACAAATCTGATGCAGGCATCTGTTGAGGGCCATTACGAGATGACCCTTCAAACCTCCTAAGGAGACAAAATGTTACGAAAAGTTTGGGTTGCAGTGTTCGCCCAGATCGACATCAAGAACACCGAGCTGAAGTTGCAGGATGGCACCACGCCGACTGCATTGGAAATTGTCATCAAGGTCGGTGAGGGTAACCTTACCTACAGTGAGAACCGGACCATCGAGTACACGCTCAACCGTGGGTTGATCGACGAGGTTCGTGAAGGCGACGAAGTCCCGATGGACGTGTCGTTCGACTTGCTGTGGGAGTTCATCACCGGCAACACGGATTCGGCGGGCGTTCCGCCGACCGTTGAGGATGTCCTCAAGAACCAGAACAATGCTACTACTTGGATCAGCAGTGACCCTGACATCTGTCGCCCGTTTGCGATTGATGTCATTGCGGAGAACGTGCCTGTCTGTGGTGCTGGTGCACCTCGCCAGGAGCAAGAGTTCATCACCCTGCCGGACTTCCGGTATGAGACTCTTGACCACGACCTCCGGGCTGGAACCATCGCGGTCTCCGGTCGCTGTAACTCCAAGGTTGCTAGCATCGTCAGGTCTCTCCAGCCTAGCGTTTAGTAGTTAGCTTGCTATCATCTCTGAAAAGGAATATTGTGAAGATTCAAGGTAAAAAGCTCGACGGCCCCAATATCGAGGTTGTGGTTATTCCACGACAAAGCGGGGATATCGTGTTTAAGGCTAAAGCAGTCTTGGACTATGAGGCGTGTGACAAACTGAATCCTCAGCCACAAGCTCCGAAGATGCTTCTTCGGGGTGGTGAGACTCGGGAGAATGTTGAAGACCCTAAGTACAAAGTAGCAATAGACGAGTGGGCCACTCGCAAGTTCTACTGGATGCTATTAGAATCTCTCACGGCCACTGACAGCCTCGAATGGGAGACTGTCAAGATGGATGATCCATCGACCTGGGGAGGGTACAAAGACGAGATGAAAGCATCTGGCTTCTCGCTTGGCGAGATCGCACGAGTGGAGATGTGCGTGACGGATGCCTGTGGCCTGAACCAAGCTAAAATCGACGAGGCAACAAAGCGTTTTTTAGCTGGTCAGGCTCAGGCGCCCGACGCGCAATCATCCCAAAGTTCCGAACACAAGACTACGCCGTCTGGCGAGCCTGTGAGCGCTGGAGCTTAAAACCTCCCGGTGTAAAGGACGATTGGGACGCGAACGGTGTTTGGGCCAAAGCAAAGTTGATTGCGTATAATCAACTCCGGGACTACGAAGAAGCGGAGTTGCGCAATGAACTCTACAAGATGCTTGGAGCAGTGAGGTCATAATGGGTAGGGCAGTTGATATTAAGATTGTGGGGTTGAAGGCGATCCGTGATCGTAATGAGCGTCGCCGAAACCCTGGAAATATTACTCAAGCCCTCCATGACCGCCTTTCTGCTGTCTGGGCGACAGCTGCCTCTAAGTTTGTGAAGGCAGCCGTTACTGAGGTTCTTGTCGACACAGGGATGTCAGCAGCCACATTCTTCCCACTGGCCCGTCAGGTTCGGCGGGGGAGTGTGGCTGCGGTCCGTGCTCATATTGTTTCTCAGAATCCTTCTCGCCCTAAGAAGGATCTTGCGGAGTTTCCAACTGGTCAGCGTCGCGATCCTCCAGGCGAACGAAGTCGGAGTGAAGGTGACCGTTTAGGTGAGAAGGCATACCGCCTTAATTTCGGAAGTAAGAAGCGCCCATTATTTGCATTCTCCTTTAACACTCAGACCTTTCAATTTGCACTACATGAAGAAGTCCACGGTGCCTTACCCGAGGGTGAAGCAGCCTTCCGTGCATACATCCAAGAACGCTTCGTCCAAGAGGCTAGTTTTGTCATTCGCCAATGGCTACGTACCGGACGCCCGCCGCGCGGTGCTTTTAGGATTGCACTCTAATGGCTAATGAACACCTAGAATTAACAGCCAATACTACTAGCTTAGTTAGTGGCATTGATAAGGCTACTACTGCATTTATCAATTTTGATAGAGCCACTGCATCAGTCACGAAGGAGACTGCAACTTTTAACAAAGCTGGTGATCTTGTCGCCAGGACTTTGCAGGTTATTGATGCTGCCGGCAATAAGATCACTACCACCTTCAAGAATTTTGAAGGGGACTTAGTCCAGGTCTCAACTGCCACCCGCGCAGCAGTAGTGAACTTAAAGAATCTAAGCGGTCAGCTCGAACGATCAGCAGCTGCTCAAAAATTACTTGCTCAGGCAACTTCAATCAACATCACAGGTCTCCGTAAAGAGGCTGTTGCGTTCAAGGAAGAGGCGGCTCTTGCTAGGGCATCTAGTATCGCCCTTCAAGATGCTGCTGCTGCTCATGAGAAGAAGGCTACCTCCGCTAAGAGTGCGTCGGGAGCCTCATCGGCACGGAGGGCAGCAAGCCGAAAGCTGACCGCAGCTCTTGCAGCTGAAACCTTAGCAAATGAAGCTGACGCCATTGCCGCAGATGCGTCAGCCGCAGCTAATCTCGCAGCTGCACGCGCAACTGGTCTTCGTAACGCTGCCAAGGCGACTGTCGCGGGGGAGAACGATAGCGCTTTCGCTCGGAATGCTCGGATCCGTGCCATCAAGGCCCAGGGTGAGGCAGATCTTGAGCGGCAAAAGCAAGCTCGGCTTGAGGCGCGAAAGACTGCAGACGTTGAGACTGCATTACTAGTAAAGGTAAATGCCCGGCGGAAGGGGATTACTGCAGACCGCATCAAGGAAGCTGAGTTAATTCTTGCTGAGACTAAGCGCCTTGAAACTTCTTTCGAGCGAGCATTCCAGCAGAATCTTAAGGTCGCAAAAGCCCAAGCGCAAGTTAAGCAGAATCTCGTCCTCTCTGTTGCTCAGGCCCGCAAACAAGTTGGGATCTTCGCCGAGGCTCTCGTCCTTGCACAGTCTCTAGAGGCAGTACGTGCCCGTGCAAATGCTATTCCTCTCGCTAGAGGGGCAGCGGCACAGGACGGCAACCAAGGTTCACGAATCCGTGCGCTTAGAGCCCAAGGACAGGCAGATCT